GCATGTACTCGATAGCTCTTTCAACGATCTTTGGTAAATCATTGAAGAATCCTGGGATATCCAGCCCCAACCTGTACTTATCCCCTTTCATGCAGTAATCGACAAACTCTGTCTTTAGAGGATGATACTTGACGTTCTCAAGTATAGATAGTTGACGCAGCGCCACTAATTCTTTACTCCATATCTCAGGATCATAGTAGCGTTCTTGTTCAGCCAACCTGCCAAGCGCACGGCATGTTGAGTAAACTCCCACACATATTCCACCTTCCCGATAGTCAGTATGATGCCATCGTCTCAAATATGTGCACTCATGTTCACTATAGCTTTGCTTATCCACGTTCATATCTTGACCGTGGGAAGAATAGCTAAGTGTGACATCCTCCGGTGTGATTCCAGGATAAGATAGGATGCCATCGTCTCCTAGACACATCGAATTTGGGTTTAGTATTTGCCTAGAAACTTGAGCAGCTTCATATTGAAGTGCCCGATGGGTTAAAGTTTCATCAGCATTAGTTCCACCGGAACCGGAACCCATACCATGGTTCCCAAAACGCATTTTTCCCCATTCAAAAGCAAGAGGTATATTATACTTAATAGGGAATACGTCCTTCAACCAATTAGTGGATTCACCAGACTGAGTCAAAATACTACAAAGTATTTTATAAGCACAATCTTGCATATGGTGATTGAAGTGTTGGTCGAATTTTGTAAAGTCAGTACATACAATTAAATCCCGCGGGCTCTTAGTGTCAAATAACCTAGTGACACTTTGATCTACCGCTTCCATGCTAACCCAAGCTGGAACTAAATTAAATCTTTGTGCAGATTCAATTAAAGGTTGATATAATTGTAGCTCTCTGATATTAACAGCAAATGGAAACATCCAAACCACTCTCTGTTTAACATCATCATCTGAGGGGCCCCCTTCTTGCCCACGCCATCCAAGCACAGCGCATGCCTTCCATGTTCCACCAGATAACGTCTGTACAGTTTCTACGAAGTTATCTTCGTTACGTTGAAACACATCACAAGGTATAGTCTTATCCACCACAAGCCTCTTCTTATGGTAATAAGGTGAGCCACTGGAAGTCGACTTTTTCATTAACTCCACAGTTCTATTTTGCCCTCGAACTCTCAGTCCGCGAATCTGAGACCATTCTGAAATTACTCGCGTCACAGCATCTTCAGAAATTGGCTTCGAATCTAGGAGAATAGATTCGTAGTAAGAATCGATATCACTCATTCTGTCTACCAAAGGCTTCATGATTGATAACGGTCCGACCTTCTTCGCTAGGTCATTTTCAAATTGCCA